CACTTATTCATATAGAAAGAGCTTAAATGTACAAACAGGAGCTTCACCAAATTCTCCTATACTACGCACATTACAAGCTAGACTAGATGACAGAGTAAGTATTCGTTCTTTTGGTGCAAACGGAGACGGCACTAACCAAACAGTAGCAATACAACGTGCAATTGATCAGCTATACCTCAACGCAAGTAACAAAGGAACAACTCAAGCAAGAGTTGAACTTATATTAGAAGCTGGCGAATACAATGTTACTAGTACTATATACTTACCGCCCTTTGCAACTATCCGTGGAGCAGGCGCAGACAAGACTGTTATTAATTGCGCAGTAGCTAATGGTTGGGCATTTCATACAGTAAACGAAACAAGTACTCCAGGTGTATATTCAACAGATGCAACTAGCACAACATTAAATCAAGCAAGAAATATTGAAATGTCTGGAATGACTATTAAAAGTATAGGCGGCGGAGCATTAAACTTAGTTAGTTGTAAAGATAGTGTATTTGAAAACTTAGTACTTGAAGGAACATACACATTTGGCGATGCAATTGTTGGTTATAGTGACGGCATTGACCTAACTAGTTTAAGCACAGCAGTTAGTTCAAACTCCAATACGTTTAATAATGTTGTTATTAAGAAGTTTGTTACAGCAGTTAAGTCAGATCATGATATAAAAGATAATCAATGGACAAACTGTACAATTGATTATGTATGGCAAGGTTTTGCACTAGGTATGAATACAGTACTAGGTACAGCTGGAATGGCTACAGGACCTATCAACAATAACATATCTAATACAACGTTTAACGATATCTATACTACTGCAATTAAAGTATTAGCTGGTACTGAAAATAACAGTACTAACAACAAATTTTATAATACAGGTAACAACGGTGGTAGCTCATTATTAGTAGGACATCCTGTTATTGAATTTACTGGCTTAAAAAATGTAAGTAAAGGCGATTGGTTCCAACGTAGTGAAGAGCTAGGTTACAATGAAACATATAAGAACGGCGTAACATATCATCCAGAAGTAAAGAGTCCTACAATTACAGATTTTGATATCACACATAAGATTGCTATTACACAATCAGGTGAGTACACTAAGTTGTTTAGACTACCAGCAGAAACTAACAAAGGCTACGAAATAGATTATATCTACAAAAGTGCATTAGCTGGAACTAGATCAGGAACAATGAAACTAGTAGTTGATCCTGTTGCTAATACGTTTAATTTTGCTGATGATTACGAGTACACCGGCAACGAAGCAGTATACGCTGAGAACTTAAAATTTAAAGCACAAGGTTATGATGAAAATGGCGATACAGTGGTTGACACAGTGGCCATTATGATGTTAAACTCTACTAGTAGTGATGACGCTACATTATATTATAAAGTTAAAACGAAATCATAAACAAAATGACAAACTGATGTTTGAAAAACAGTATGAAGAACGAATGACTCTTTGGAGAGAGTTCCGTTCTACCCTAGAAGACTCTCCAGATCCAATTCAAGATGCAATTGATTTTTATAATCAGGCGCCAGCTTGTAGATTAGCAACCGACCCGTTTGATCGACAAACGTGGCCAAACCCGTGGGAACTTTTAGAGGAAAATACTTATTGTGCGTTCGTAAAGATTCTTGCAATTTGTTACACCTTGCAGTTAACAGAAGTTTTAAAACATGAAAAATATGAGATACATATAACACGAGACTACAAAAACTGCGAGACATATTACTTACTTTATGTCGGCAAAAGCGTAGTTGGATTCACCGGAGATACACATGTTCAAAGAGAGAAATTGCCTACCACTTTACGCTCTGAATGTGTCTATGCTCTATCTTAGTAATAATAAATACCTTACATAATAAAGAGGAAAACGAATGTCAAATGGAACAATGATCGTCAAGCGTGATGGTACAAAAGAACATCTTAACATTGATAAGATTCACAAAGTTGTTGAACACGCATGTTTAGATCTTGCAGGAGTTAGTAGTAGTCAAATTGAAATGAACGCTAACATTCAGTTTTACGATGGAATGAGTACAGATGAAATCCAAGAGGTTTTAGTACGTAGCGCAAACGATCTTATTTCGTTAGAAGTGCCTAACTATCAATATGCAGCCGCAAGATTGTTAAGTTACGGTGTAAACAAAATGGTATTTGGAGAGTACAATGCAATTACTTTTCATGAAAATATTAAACGCAACATTGATAGAAATGTATATGATTCCGCGATACTAGGATACTACTCAGAAGACGAGCTTACTACATTGGATAGTTACATTCGTCATAAGCGTGATGAAAACTTTACATATGCAGGACTGCGTCAAGTAGTTGACAAATACCTTTGTCAGGACCGCTCAACAGGTGAGATATTTGAAAGTCCTCAGTTCATGTATATGATGATTGCAGCAACATTATTTAATAGCTATCCAACAGAGACACGTATGTATTACGTAAGGAAATATTATGATGCGACCTCACTTTTTAAAGTCAATATCCCCACACCAGTTATGGCAGGGGTCCGGACTCCTGTTAGGCAGTTTGCGAGTTGTGTTCTTGTTGATGCTGCTGACACTCTTGATAGTATCTTTGCCAGTGATATGGCTATTGGGCGCTATACGGCCCAGCGAGCAGGCATTGGCATCAATGCGGGCAGAATCAGAGGAGTTAATTCAAAGATTAGGGGCGGAGAAGTAGCACATACAGGTATTGTTCCGTTCATGAAGAAGTTTGAAGCAACAGTACGGTGTTGTACACAAAATGGTGTACGCGGCGGAAGTGCAACTACACATTTTCCTTTTTGGCATCAAGAGATACAAGACATTTTAGTACTAAAGAACAACAAAGGTACTGAAGACAACCGTGTACGCAAGTTAGACTACAGCATACAATTAAACAAAACTATGTATGAACGATTGTTATCTGGTGGCAATATAACTTTGTTCTCGCCACACGATGTACCGGGTTTATATGAAGCATACTTTGGCGATTCAACTGAGTTTCAAATATTGTACGAAAAGTACGAACGTGCTACAAGCATTAAGAAATCAACCGTACCAGCAATGGAATTGTTTTCTGCGTTAATTAAAGAACGCGCTGAGACAGGACGCATTTACATTATGAATGTTGATCATGCAAATACACACAGCTCATTCTTAGACAAAATATACATGAGTAACTTATGTCAAGAGATTACATTGCCAACTGTGCCGCTTAATCATATTGATGACGAAGAAGGCGAGATTGCATTATGTATCCTTAGTGCTATTAACGTAGGAACACTAAGAAATTTAGACGACTTAGAGGACTTGTGTGAATTAGCTGTTCGTGCATTAGAAGAGATTATCGACTATCAAAACTATCCAATAGCGGCAGCAGAGAAGTCAACTAAAGCTAGACGCAGTTTAGGTGTAGGCTATATTGGTCTTGCACACTATCTAGCTAGAAACAAAGTAATGTATGCGGATCAAGAAGCATGGCAGTTAGTACATGACTTATCAGAAGCATTCCAGTTCTTCTTACTCAAAGCAAGTAACAAACTTGCAATTGAACGTGGACCATGTGAATACTTCCACCGTACTAAATACAGTAACGGCATACTTCCAATTGATACATATAAAAAGGATGTCGACACTGTTGTGGAGCACAAGTTAAATTATGATTGGGATACTTTACGGGCATCTATCACGCAACATGGACTCAGGCACAGCACTTTGTCAGCACAAATGCCTTCAGAGAGTTCGTCCGTTGTGTCAAACGCCACAAACGGAATTGAGCCACCTAGAGGATACTTGTCCGTTAAGAAAAGCAAAAAAGGGCCTCTTAAACAGATTGTTCCGCAGTATCAAACACTGAAAAATAACTATACATTATTATGGGATATGCCAAGTAACGAAGGCTACATTAATATTGTTGCAGTAATGCAAAAGTTCTTTGATCAGGGCATAAGTGGTAATTGGAGTTACAATCCTACACAGTATCCAGACAACGAAGTACCAATGAGTGTAATGATGCAGGACTTGCTAACAACTTATAAGATGGGCTGGAAGACAAGTTACTATCAGAACACATATGATTACAAGGTAGATCCTAATGAATTACCAGACGATGCACCCTTAGTAGAACTTGCTCCATCTATGACGTTAGACGATGAAGAAGACTGCGAAGCGTGTAATATATAATAAAATAAGTGGTTGACTTTTAGAGTCAACTGCGTTATACTATAAAAGTAATAGACACACAACAAGGAACACAGGGCGATGGCTAAATCAGTATTTAATAAAGAAAAAGTAGACTTCACAAAGCAGGATATGTTTTTTGGAGCAGACCAGAACACACAACGATATGATATATTTAAATTTCCTGTGTTCGATAAACTTAATCAAACAATGCTTGGTTACTTTTGGCGTCCGGAAGAAGTAAGTTTGCAAAAAGATAGAGCTGACTTTGCTAATTTCCGACCAGAGCAGAAGCATATTTTTACAAGTAATTTAAAATATCAAACACTACTTGACAGTGTCCAAGGACGTGGTCCATGTCTAGCATTTTTGCCGCATGTGTCACTACCTGAACTAGAAGGCTGTATTGTTACTTGGGACTTCTTTGAAACAATTCACTCGCGTAGCTACACACATATTATGAAGAACGTGTATGCTGACCCGTCAGAAGTATTTGATACTATTTTAGATGACGAAAAGATCATTGCAAGAGCATCGAGCGTAACTAAGCACTACGATGCCTTTACGGAAGCCGCAGACGCATATAATCATAGAGGCGAAGGTAGCTTACATGATGTTAAGAAGAAGCTGTTTCTTGCAATGATGACAGTTAACATACTTGAAGGCTTACGTTTTTATGTTAGCTTTGCATGTACGTTTGGCTTTGGTGAACTTAAACTTATGGAAGGTTCAGCAAAGATTATTAGTCTTATTGCTCGTGATGAAGCACAGCATCTAGCACTAAGCACACACGTATTGAAGTTGTGGGCACAAGGCAAAGATGATCCAGAGATGGCAATTGTTGCTAAAGAGTGTGAAGACGAAGTATATGAATTGTGGCGCGAATGTGTTGCAGAAGAAAAGGACTGGGCAGAGTACTTGTTTAAAGACGGTTCGATGATTGGGTTGAATACACAGTTGTTAAACCAATATGTAGAGTATATTGCTAACCGCAGACTTAAAGCATTAAACTATACTGCAATCTTTGACCAGCCAGTAAACACTAACCCACTACCATGGACACAGCATTGGTTGTCAAGTTCGGGTTTACAAGTTGCTCCACAAGAGACGGAGAACGAATCCTATATTGTTGGCGGCATTAAACAAGACGTAAGCACAGCAACATTAAAAGGATTTAGTTTATGATAGAAATTTGGGGCAAACCTCAATGCCCGTTTTGCGATCAAGCAAAAGCACTATGCGAACGACAGCAATTAAAATATGTCTATAAGCAATTAGGTAAAGACTTTGATCGCGAAGAAGTATTAGAAACATTCCCTGGCGCTCGCACGTTCCCCCAAATTAAAGTACACGGCACAAATATTGGCGGGTACGATCAGCTAGGCAAGTATTTAGAAGAAACTAACTATAACGGAACAGGATACTCACTATAATGTTAATTGAATCATCATATAAACCCGGAGACATTGTGTCTCTAAAACTAAGTTCGGGCGAAGAGATAGTTGCTCGACTTGATGAAGAAACATCAACTAAGTTTACGTTAAGTAAGCCAATGGTATTGATTATGCAAGCTGAAGGATTAGGACTTGCGCCGTATATGTACAGCGTTAAGGCTACATCGAAGTTTCATATATTATCATCTACAGTAAGTTGTGTTGCAAAAACAGAAGAAGACATTGCAGCGCAATATGTGCAGACTACTAGTGGTATCCAATTACAGCCTTAATACTAGGATAAATATAGTAGTATAATACGAGGAACGTAAATGTCATTAGCAGGCGCAAATAAATATCTAGAATCTGCCAGCGCAGGTAAAACCACAGTTAACCATACGGATAGTGATACTGACACTGACCCGGGTTCCGTTCCAGCACCTGCCGACCATGTACACGTTGATTTTGATATTGCACACAAAGCATGTCTTGCTGAGATTGCAACACTATTTGAAAACATACAAGTAGACTTGCGGATTATTACAGACAGAGGCGATGACAGAGCTAAAGGCATGTATCAACGCGAAGCTGACACAGTTGCAAACAATCCAGCTAACATAGCAGCCGCAGCCAAAGCATATGTTGATTTAGAGCAGTCTGCAATACTTGGCATGGTTAATGCAGAAGTAGGCAATCCAACTAACTTAGGTAACACTACTCCGGCTAACTACAACGCAATTCGAAATAATACAACACTACCAGGTGGCTTTAGTGGCGGCGGTCCAGCTAACAGACAATCAGCAGGCTACGGTGGTAATGCTGGCGCATTTGTAGGTGAGGATGGTAATACTTACGAAGAACTTAACTTACCATTATCACAAATAGTAACAGCAGCAGGTTCTGCTGCTGGAGTTGTATCTTACGCAATAGCAGGTAAGCAACGTAACTTAACACTCCAATCTGAACTATACAATATACTAGAGTCAGCAGCAGCTACAGCCAAAGTTGATGTGTTAATCACATCAGGTGGACAAGTACCTGTATCCGAAGGTGGCATTAAAGGTGTCAATAGGACAGGCTCTAATAGACACGACAAAGGCTACGCAGCAGATGTACAAGTATTCACTGGACAAGGTCTTGATAAGAAACAACTAAAGGTTACTAATACAGCAGACCTTCCTATCATGCTTAAATTTTGTCAAGCAGCAGAAGCAGCAGGAGCAACATCAATTGGTATAGGTAACGGCTATATGAAAAACACAGGAATACATATAGACATTGCTTGGAAAGGTCAACAAGCAGGAGTTATTAGTGGAATTAGTCCGTGGAGATACTGGAGCGGTACAAAAGCAAGTCGCTTCACAGCTACAACATATATCAAAGATTTAATGACAACGGAGGCTAACGTATAATGCCAGAATCTACCGACACAGATTATTTACATTTAGACATGACTCCGGAATACAACCGGATTATTACAGCACTAACAGGTATACGAGACGATATTAGATTGCTGCAAAAATTACAATCAGATCCTGAGTCAGGCATAGCTACTAACCATGTACTAAACGACTTCCAAAGAGCATTACTTGCAGTAACTATGAGTTCGGCAGTAGGTAACACAGCTTCAGCAGTTGCAAATACAGTCATAAGTGGTAATGCTACTAACGGCGGTGGCACAGCAGCAGCAAGCGGCGAGAGCAATGCAGACCTAACAGCAGAAAGAACAACAATACTTGCTGCATTAGGCGCTACAGAAGATCCAGCAGACTTAAAAGTATTAATACGAGTAAGTGGTCAATACTATTGGGAAGCAGCAGGAACACCTGGTCCAGATGATGGCTTGCGTGGACCAGCAAAAACAGTAGTACCATTTGCACTAGGCGAACAACTAGGCTTTGATAATGAATCAACTGGAGTTATTGTTGCAGGTGCACCTCCAGGACCACCAGATGGTATTCCAAATGCATCATCACCAAGAAAGCGTTGGCCGTTTGCAAGACCAGTAGGGCAAACTGCTTCACAAAATGCAAACCCATCTGCAAACTTAATTGATCCAGCTACTGGTAAAGTAATTGCGCAAACAGCAGCAAGTATTAAAACAGCAAATGCCGCAGCAGCAACGTCGGCACCAGCTACTGACTACGGAGCACAATAATGCCAGCAGTAACACATAGTAACAGTCCATTTGCGTCTAATGTATTTGTAAATGGAGGACCAACTCTAGGTGGAGCAATAGCATCTGCTTTAGGTATAGAAGATACAGTTGGAATATCGGATGCACAGGCAGATGCAATACTTGCAGGCCAAGCAGACTTATTAGCTATCGGTGAAGACCCAGAGACATACGAAGCACTTGAACAGTTCGGCGGTGGCACAGAAGATGGAACTAGTCCGATAACAGGAGAAACTGGAGCTATGGCAGCACCTGGCTCAGATGCAGCAATAGGAGCAGACGCCTTAGAAGATCAAGAGATTGAAAGACCTACATCAGAATGGGTTATAGCCTTACCTGGTGTTAATACTAGAGTACGTCCTGAAGCTTGGGATATGATGGTTGCATTTGCAAAAAGCGTAGGTCGACCAGTTACACTAAACAGCGCATACCGCTCACCTGAATATAATCGAAAAGTAGGTGGAGCAACTAAAAGTATGCACACACAGCGCAAAGCTATGGACGTACAATGGGGAACAACTAATATACAAGCACGACTGGATATGATACAAAAGGCAGTCGATGCAGGATTTACTGGTATTGGTTGTTACGATAACTTCATGCATGTTGATATAGGTTCTAAGCGTCATTGGGGACCAAACGGCAGCTATACTGGGCAATTTGCACAATATAAGCCTGTTTTAAGAGCTAACGGCTTTGCTAACGCCTAATTAGTGGTTGACATCTTTGTCTTTATGTGTTATTATATATACATAATATAAACTTAGGCAAAGAGGCAGTATGAGAACAGATTTAAACAAAGTAATACTCACAGACGCAGATGGCGTTTTACTAAACTGGGAGTATGCATTTACATGTTGGATGAAACAACATGGTCACACACAAGTTGACGGCGGCAATGCAATGTACAACATTGGCGAGCGTTTTAACATTTCCAATAATCAAGGACACAAATTAATTAAGCAGTTTAACGAAAGTGCTGCAATGGGGTTCTTGCCCGCATTGCGTGACGCTGTGTATTATGTTAAGCGGCT